TCTGGTTTCACAAGCCTCGAGATCTTCGAGGTTTTCGGAACCGCGGAAATTTTCACGGGTTCTGCAATCTTGGGAGAGCCATGGAGTAGAGTCCTAGCCAATTCGGCAGATAACCTACTCGGATGACTCCTACACCACTGATCGAAAAACGACAAGATCAGCGGAGAAGTACCGGACAGCTGCGAATGACCGATTTTTGTTAAAAAGGTCTCGTCCGCGGCTCCGGGGGCCGACCCAGGTCCAAAATCAGCATGCCTCTCGATAGCTGATTGGCTTAAAAGAGGCTGACCTTCAGGGTTGAAGAAATCCCAAAGGCCCTGTTTGAACTCTCCGATCACAAGCTCGTCAAAAGGACCGAGCTTTGAGTCGATGAACTGCATGTTTTTACACGCAGTATTCACCTGCAAGAGAAGATCGAAAGCGGCCTTGTCAGCTGCTTCCTGATCTATTTCATCCTGGAACTTCTTGAAGATGGACCTTGCAAGGAGTAGGGCGGCAACGTTTCGCTCATTTGAGCATTCGGCGAGATCGCCACCATCGACATCTCCGTTGACAAGATAGTCACGGCGGATGCCAGGTGGTAGAGAGCTCCACAAGTCGTCAATAAGACAATCCCAAAGAACAGTGCGATTGCACATGCGATCACCCACAATTTAGGCGTAAAGGAGGTTTTAAGAGCCATCACAGAGTCCCGGTTACACCCAGGTCGAAAAGACCCTGAGGTATCTGGGCCAGCAAACCGACAGCGGCAGAATACATCGCCGCCAGATTCGCTTTGTCATAAGTGTCAGATCCCGCTGGGATGCTGATGGAAATCCGTACCGAAGCAACCTGTACAGGCTGGCTCGCCAGGACCCCAACTCCCTTACGAACGAGAAGGACATACTCATTCTTGGGGAAGGATTTAATCACGCCGCTCGTATTCGGTTGTCCCAAGACCTTAAAGGTCTGAGGCCGAAACGCTGTCAGCGTAAAGGGCGAGGATACACTATGGACTGTGACGCCCGTCTGTGTCCCACCTAAAGCCGACACATTGTACTGCTTGGACACCGCATTTGGAGCAGTGTCAGCCACAATAGTGTACGTCGGTGATGTGAGCAGGCTATTCGCGGCGCCAGTGATTGGCGTTGAAGGTGCGTATGCCATGGAAAACTCCATAAGGGTTAAGGTTGTTAGGGCTTCAGCAAATTTGCTGAAGCAAGTGCCAACAGATTTGCCCACTGCCAACCCGAGCCTGGAAGCTCGACTTGAGGAACGGGCAATGAAAGCACTGGCTTGGATCGACTATAAGCCACGCACTCGGAGGTTCCTGGAACATGGTTTTCAGACCATGCCCAAGTAAAGGGGCTTTTGACCCCAGCCTTCGTTTGGTACGTGACTTTAGACGTCCGAGTTATTGCACATGACCACCAAACCCAGTCGTAAAACAGGGGTGTGATGGAGTTAAGAATCGTCCCGATATTCGAAAAATAATCGACGACGAAGGAGTAAGGGATTAACTCCCAGGCGGTTGGAACAAATTCTTCAATTCCAAA